CGACACTCTTTTTCAGGCACCTTATTTATCTGGTGCTTGTCAAGAAGTATCTAGATCGAATGGAGGTTCTTCTGCTTTTATGAACTTTTTGATTCGTTATTACAGATTTAATCCACCATTTTCCGGACCTTATCAGGAAGAAATACGTTTATGTATTGCTATCCTTGCAAAGCACGGTGTTGTCGAACTTGATCTTACTAGCTTACTCAATCTTTCAACTGAGATTACTGTAGCGACCAATGATTTAGTTTTATTTATATGTTTACGAGAATGTAATCATTACTTGGAACATGCGCGATGTTGTAAGCATGGTCTCTGTAATGAGAAAGATTTGCATCCTAAAGTTCTAAGTTTCGCTGTTGCAGAACACGGTAAAGCCCGTGGTGTTACAATAAACGAGGCTTGTGTTGCTACCCTTGCCGCTTATATAAGACCTATTGGTACCCATATAATGGAAGAGCAGCCTGAATTTAGAATGGCTTTTAAAGGAATTAGCCCCTCAGAGATTCAAAGAATTTGTAGCTCTGAATTTAAGGAGGGTTATTTTATGCATTCGGGTGACCAGATTAAAGCTACTGATAACTTCCCTTTTGCACTATCATTTTCTATTTGGAGAGGTTTCATCGACGGGTGTCATTTATTATCTGATACCAGGAGGAAACTTTTCAAGTCTATCGCATATATGTGTATCGGGCCTCAAGTTTTGCTGCCCTCACCCAATATGAGAGACGATCTTGAAAAAAAAGATTATTAACGAGAAAAAAAGAGTTAAGGACTTGTATATGAAATCCCCACTCTCCTTCCTCAAGGACCTTGACAAATCTGAAAGAGAACTTCAAATTGCTCTTAAACAAACTTTTAAGGTCGAATTTATGTATGATTTTAAAATCTCACTTGTCTCAATCCTAACGAAGAGGTTTGATGCTCTAAGATATGATCGTAAGCGACCCATTCTAGGCAAAGATTTCAATTTTAAAAGAAATCATCTTGTAGAACGGAATGGAAAAATTATACATAGTTTTGATGATTTATGGTTGACTTTTATTGATAAGATTCAAAACTCTCCCGAGTTAGTCTTATTTGAAAAAGCTCTACTCTCACTAGCTAAAGATGCTTGTAAAGACATATATAGCAGTAAGGATTCCTACATCACTAGACATGGTATTCTTATGTCTAGTCCCTTATCCTTTCCTACCCTCAATTTTGTAAATATACTCGGTAGGGATATATCTAGGGTTAAGCTTCAACAGTATTTCTATGGAGATGATGAGTTGACCATAGGTTATAAAGCTGAAATCGAAAAATTTCTTTCCACAATGAAAAAGATGGGTTTGATCTATTCAGATGAGAAAGATGTTATGTCCCGAAGTGGTGGCATTTTCGTCGAAATACCCTTCCACGTATCGGACCATAGGATTACAGTTGTCCCTGCTATAAAGTCAAAGATTTACTGTCCTACGGATGCTACTTATTTAGATGCTTTTAGTACTCTTAAACATTCACATTCAAGCAGCAATATTTTAAATGCTCGAGCCTTTATGGAACTTGAGTTAAAGTTTCATAAACAGATCAAGTATCTTTCGGATAGAGGAGTTCCCTTAGATTTAATTCCACCTTTGGGTGGGTTAAATGTTGAAAATCCCCCTTATAACGATAATGTCTTGTGGTACTTAGAACGTATCCCAAGAATTTTCGAATGTCAACCTTCCGAAACTATCAATTATTTGTTCGAACTCAAACGTATTACTCATCGTTCATCACGGTTTGCTCAACGTTGTGAGATCTCTAGACTTGTTTCTGGACAACTACAAGCCGTACCAACTTTTAGAGTCAACTATGAAGGCAAAGGTTTTCCCCTTATGACTACCATAGAGAATCTATCTAATCAGCTCTATGCTTCTCAGCTTTTTTTAAGTGAGTTTTCTAGAACTTATGAGTTGACACCACATTACAAGTACTTGGCGTCTCAATTAATCGGATTTGTCGGAAAGCTAACTAAAACACAACCCCGATCTTCTCTTGAGCTTGAAAAAGAGTATGACTCGTTTAGGAGAAATACTTGTTTTACAGTCAATGATACTGCTATGGCTGCAATCGAGAGTGTTACCTCACGAAAGCTAGCTTCTAATTTCTTTACATGAGCAGTTTGAAAAGTCCAAGTAACATTGAGATTTGTTTTTCTCAGCTACTGGGTGGAGTTTACAAGATTCTCTGGTGGAGTTTTAAGTAAGAAGGTTATAGCCTCCCTGGTTAGGGAAGATTGGATCTTTTATTGGAACATGATCCCAAATAACCAAATGTCTCGTGTGGTCAAGGTGTAGAAGTACTTCCAACAACCCATGAGTAGACACGGGATCCCCGATGCGGACAGTCTTTCTTAAGTAGAGTTATG